GGCGTCCTGGAATTCATAACCGATGATTTAAACCGGGGCAGCTGGCAGCTGCAGTGCGAGGGGAGCAAAACCAGCCGCGAGCTGCCCGCCATCGTCGATGAGATCATTACCTATCAGTTTTTGGATTTTGGCGACGACAAATCGCCAATACGCGGCTTTGTGTGCACGTCGCCGAACGCCTGGAATTATCCCGCAAAGGATCGGTCCGGTCGGCTCGCGCCGATCGAGCCGCCGGATCTCGGGCGACTTCTGACCAAGCTCACTGCAAGCAAACAAGGAGGATGAGAATGACGAATAATGCGAACGACTACGATTTCAACACGGCTGGTGAACAACGCACCTTCGACGTTATTCCGGCTGGGACGGTTTGCACCTTGCAGATGGCGATCCGTCGCGGCGGTGAAGGCGAAGACGGTTGGCTCTCGAGATCAAAGGATGGTGGCAGCGTGGGTCTCGATCTCGAATACACCATCATGGACGGGGACTACGCCAACCGGAAGATCTGGCAGCGTCTAACGCTGGAGGGCACGACTGAGGGGCATGCGACGGCCGGTGAAATCAGCCGCAACTTTTTGCGCGCCGTTCTGGAATCGGCGCGCGGAATTCGTTTCGACGACACCACGGAGCAGGCGCTGTTGAAACGCCGAATAGCCGGCTGGCAAGACTTCAACGGACTGAAGTTCATCGCCCGCCTTGGCGTCGAACCGGCGAAAGACCGTCATCCGGCGAAGAACAAGGTCGCCGAGGCGATCACGCCCCCGCGACACGAATGGCACTTGATCGAGCAGGACCCGCCCGGTCAAGCGTCGCCGACGCCGAGCACGTTCAACGCATCAAGCGCCAAGCCGGCGCCGGCCAATGCCATCGTGCGGCCTGACTGGGCTTCCCGTGGGTGAATTGTCCAAACGCGAAGATGTGTGGCAGCGCAAGGCAACCGAGACCGCCATCGCAGCGGCGCGCGAGATCGTGGCCGGGCTCGGCTCATTGGCGAACACGCCGGTAGGCAAGCTCAGCGATCTGCAATGGGGATGGATCATCTCTGCGGCGCTGTTTGGCTGGGTAACAACAAGGTGCGAACAGGCGATTGCCGAAGGTCTCGACCAGGAAGATGCCGTTCGACTGATCGGCGGAGCCCAATCTCCCGATCAAGTCGCAATCATCCGAACAATTCTGGAGCCGTTGGCCGATCAAGCCGGCATTGACTGGTCTCTGCCGATGTCGGCGTGGTCGAAAGACACCATGGTCGGCTTCCTGGTCCTGGCGTGGCAACTTATCGGCAAGGCCGAGCTTGCCCGCGATCAGGGCCCAAATCGGATCTTGCAAAAATCGAGGAGCAACAAATCGGAGCCCACCTGGGATGACGGGATCGCTTTTTGAGCAACAACAGGTTCGTGCTGAACCGCAACCGCTGCCGGGCGTCGACCCGATCCGAGCGTTGCGCTGGCTTCTGAAAAAGCTGCGGCGTCGGCACGGAATGCGGTGCGTCGACCTGCGCGAAGAGAAGAACGATGCTGGACTTCAACCGCCTACGGTTGTCGCTTGAGCCGATCAATCAAGGCCTAAATGAGCTGATTGAAGCTAGCGCGCCGCCGAGCCCGAACTATCGACAGTATCTCGGCGCCAGCTCGGTCGCCAGCGAATGCCTGCGAAAGGTGCAACTTGATTGGTTCTGCGATCCGCAGTTTCCGGCGCGTATCACGGATATTTTTGAGCGCGGACACTTCTTCGAGGAGCTATCGCGGCGCGCTCTCGTCCGCGTCGGATTCACCTTCGCGCCAAAGGAACAGCTCAAGTTCGAGGTCGCCGGCGGCCTGTTCCGTGGTCATGCCGATGGCTTGCTCCTCGGCGGCCCGCAACTTCCAGGGCTTTATTATCCCTGCTTGTGGGAGCACAAGGCGCTCGGAGCAAAGGGCTGGAGGGCAATCGAGCGCAACGGCTTGACCGGACTTTATTCGGTCTACGCGGGACAAGTCGCTTGCTACCAAGCCTACCTCGATTGCACATCGCCCGCTTTGTTTTCCTGTCTCAACGCCGACACCTGCGAGCGGCTGCATTTCTTGGTGCCTTTCGACCCGCAGTTAGCACAGGCAACTAGTGATCGTGCGGTGACGATCATTGAGGCCTCACGTGCCGCCGAGCTATTGCCCCGCGTCACAGACGATCCTGACGACTGGCGCTGCCGCATGTGCCAATGGCGGATGCGCTGCTGGGGGAATCATGATGACGCTCCCCCAGATTAGCGCCGGCGCCATCCTGGCCGACCCGCCGATTGAGTTCTCAACATGGTCGCGCTGGCGCAATGACACCCGTCTGCGCAATGAGTGGAAGCGCACCTTCATCCACATGGCTTCCAGGACGCTCGGGCGAAATACAAGCGAGAAGCAGGCATCTCCTCGCCATTTTTGTCCGACTCGGAGGGTACTATGACCCCGAGCAAGCCGCAAACCTACATCGCCGATCTCACGCGACTGCCGAAGGCCTTGCGGCACATCACCACGATGAAGCGGTGGGTCTTGTGGCGCTGGGAAAAGCGCGTGAAGAAGAATGGCGAGATCGCCTGGACCAAGCCGCCCTACCAGGGCCGTCACCCAAAGCTTCCGGCGAAGTCGAATGATCCGAACACTTGGGGCACTTACGAGGAAGCCCTCAAGGCGGTGGCGGCCGGCCAGGCCGACGGCATCGGCTTCGCGCTCAAGGATTCGGAGGTGGCCGCAGCGGATCTCGACCACGTGCGGGATGCCAAGACCGGTGAACTGCTCGACTGGGCCAGGCGCCTTTGTGTCGAAGCCGACAGTCTCGGACTTTATCGCGAGATCACGGTCAGTGGCAGCGGCCTGCGCTTCATCGGTCTGTCACAGGGGACAGAGCTGCACCGCAAGTTCACGTTCAACCGCAAGACCGGCGCCGGCATCGAACTCTACAGGAACACCGCGCGTTACATCACGATTTCGGGGCTGCAGGAGGGCCATTGCGATGATCTGACCGGAATCGACGGCTACCTCGATCAACTGTTGGCGCGTTTCGATGGTTCATCCCCGCCTGTGGCGGCCTCGTCATCTCAAGGCCGCAGCAATGCTAGCAATTTTGATTTCAATGATGCCGGCCCGCAACAACAGAGCGAGGACTACTATCGCGACTTGATTGAGAACGGCGCCCCGGAGGGCGAGCGCAGCGAGAAATTCCATGAGGTGGTCTGGTACTTGGCGAGCCTAGGCTGGTCCATCGAGGCGATCGTCGACGAACTCGCCAAATATCCGGACGGCATCGGGTTGAAATATGCCGCGCGCCTCCTGACCGAGGTGATCCGCTCATTTGCGAAATGGCGAAGCCGGCGACGCGCCGGAGCGGTCAGATCGAGCGCGCCTGCGGGTACACCTTGGCCGCAGATCCAGATCAAGCCCGGCGAACTGCCGCGCGTGGTCAATGAAGCCGAGGACGCCCTGCTGCTGCTCGGGCGCGAGATCTACCAGCGCGGCGGTCTGATGGTCCGGCCGGTGCTCACTCGGTCGCTGAAGGCCAGCGCCGATCGCGAAACCGAGGCTTGGCAATTGATCCAGGTCACACGCCCATATCTGGTTGAATCATTGTGCTGTGCTGCGCAGTTTCAGCGCTACGACAAGCGGGGCAACAAGTGGAGGCCGGTGGATGCACCGGACAAGGTCGCCGACGCCTACCTCAACCGTCAGGGCAGCTGGCGATTGCCCCTGCTGGTTGGCGTGACGAACACACCCTTCCTGCGTGTCGACGGCTCGATCTGCGAAACGCCCGGCTATGACAGCGCCAGCCATCTGCTATTCAAGCCGGAAGGTGAGCGCTACCTGCCAGTGCCGCAACATCCCAGCAAGCCGGACGCCGCAGCCGCGCTGGTGAAATTGCGCAAGCTAATCGCAACCTTCCCGTTCGTCACGCCAGCCGATATGGCGGTGGCATTGGTCGCCATGCTGACAGTGCTCGACCGAAGATCCGTGACCACCGCGCCCTTGATCGCTTTCACGTCACCAGCGGCAGGGACAGGCAAATCGCTGCTGGTGGACCTGATGAGCGTGCTCGCCACCGGCCGACTGATGCCGGTGTTGTCACAAGGGAAGAGCGAAGAGGAATTCGAGAAGCGCCTGGGCGCCAGCTTGCTGGCAGGCGACGTCTGCATCGCGATCGACAACTGCGAAGCTCCGTTATCTGGCGCGCTGCTGTGCCAGGCGCTGACCCAGGGTGAGCTGAATATTCGCTTGCTCGGGTACAGCCGCAACGTTGGCGCGGCGACGAACGCCACCATCTTTGCGACCGGCAATAATCTGGTGATCGCTGGCGACCTGACGCGACGCCGCCTGCTTGGATCGCTGGATGCCGGCGTCGAGCGGCCGGAACTGCGCAGCTTCAATGTCGACGTGATCGAGCAGGCGCGCGTCAGGCGCGATGAACTGGTCGTCGCGGCGCTGACGATTCTCCGGGCGTGGCACGTGGCGCGGGAGGCCGGCGAGCAGCTCACGATTGAGCCGTTTGGCGGATTCACCGACTGGTCGTGTCGGGTGCGGGAGCCGTTGATTTGGCTCGGCGAGGCCGATCCCTGCGACACCGTCACAAAGGTGCGGGAGAACGACCCTCATCGCGATTTGCTGTACCTCGTGGTCATGCAGTGGAGCAAGCATCTGGTCCTCACCAACAGGTACACCGTCCAGGAGGTGATCGATCGCGCGATCAATATTCCAAGTTTTCAAAGTGCATTGTTGGGAGTTGCGGAGGGGCGCGCAGGAATGGTGAGCAATCGACGTCTGGGTCGTTGGCTCAAGCATGTTGAGGGCAAAATCGTGAGTGGTTTCAGGCTCGTACAAGATGGAATCGTACACGGATATCCAAAATGGAAGCTGATTCACGCATGAAGAGTGGGGTGAGTTAGGTGAATGGGTGAGATCTTTTAGCCCTACGCGCGCGAACTGTCAGGTGACAGTTTCTATAAATAGGGGGAATCGACCCCACCAATGCACTTAACTCACCCTGGATGTTGGGACATTGGGTAGGTGGAGTTGAAAACAGGTGGAGGAAAAAAGTGTCAAATAGCATTCCGCATCGTTCTTGCTGCGCTTGAGGTAGGCCTTCACATGGCTCGGCGGTATCAGCTTGACCAGGTCGTCAAGCGCTGGGATCTCGCGGCTCCTCGCGGCTCCCATGGGTGAAATGGGCCGACGGACACGCTTCGATTCCGACAAGACAGCGCGGCAACCCGCCAAAGTATTGCAACACCTTTGCATCTCGACCACGGCGCTGGCCTTTTCCGGCGGGAAAAGTCCTGCCCCACGAGGCCAGAACTGCTACCACAAGTCTGCCCGCACTCTTCGGAATTCGTCACGAGCCAAGCTACCTCGTAACTTTGGCTTCCGAATCAGATCGGCTCCAACGCGGTGGCCGGGTCCATCAAGCGTGCCCGTCAACGCCCCGTAGCTCGGCGAGCTTCTGCCGCAACGTCGCATCGACTTTGCCGAGCACTTGCTGCATTTCCCATTGCAGCTGCTTCCGCAATGCCGGATCGGTGGTCAACTGCTCCGGCAATGCGCTCAACCGTTCGCGCGCCATCCGCCTGAAGTGCTCAAGCTGGGAAATCGCGTCATCGATGTGTATCAGCCTGCGCCCGTGCTTGTCGGTCATCATGCCACTTGCTCCTTAGTGTCAGCCTGCATACGCGCCTCCAACTCGCGCGCCTTCCGTTCCGCCGTGTCGCTTATCGATTGCCGCAGTTTGAAAATCTCATCCTCAATCACCCGCCGGATTGCGACGTCACGCGAGCACCGCGCCGCCAGACCGGAAAGGCCGGTGAGAAACAAGCCGCAGAGCTCGTCGACAATCTCGAAGCTTTCGGCGGTTAACATCAACACGCCTTCCTTTTGCGCGTTACGCAGCTCAAGCTCGCGCGCCTTGGCGGCTTCATACCGGGCTCGGCTCTCGGCGTGCGGAGTTAGCTTCCGCGCCCGTCGCAGATGCCGCAGGTAATCGACGCGCGATTTGTCCAGGTTGAAGCGGCCATCGTGCTCCTTTGTGAGGACACCATCGGCGACAAGCTTGTCGATAAAGGTCCGCGACACATCGATGTGCGCGGCCATCGCGTTCGCCGAAACCATCGTGATCTTTTCGGGCTTCGTCAGCTTCAAGGGAAACCTCGATTTTCGATCAACTGAATATCCTTGATAGGGTCGGTCGCGCGTACCCCGCACCAATTTTCTTTCCCACAGGACCCGCTGAGGCGTCCGGGCTCCTGCCGGGCCGCTCCGGTTTGCGTGCATCGCCCGAAGTAGCGGTGAGAAGCAACGTTCCCCCGCTTGGCACTGTATCCTGACGGCGGACGAGGCGCTATTGATGAGCCTATCGCGGGGCCGAGTCAAAGAAGACGAGATTGAGGGGCTGATAGTCCAGATGATGGCGATTGAGAAGCTGGCGCACGCGGCGTTGCCCAAGGAAGGGCGCGAGCTGCTTGACCTTGCTCTGGCTGAGGAAGAGACAGCTGTGAACCGGGCCGAGGCGCGAAGGGCCCACTGAATGAGATTTAACACGATTTCGGTCTGCACAGATCAAGGTGTTTCAAATGTCACTACCGCTCCCCTGCGCCAAGGGGGCACCATCTCGCTCGTGAATTGCGTGCTTAATTCGCTACGCTCATCTCATTGCTCCGAGCAGCGCAGGCGGTTACCACCTCAGCTGCTTAGGGTCGACCGGATATCGGCCACACTCGCCTTCCCACGCTTCCTGCCGTGGCGCGAGACCCGGGATTTGGCATAATATTGAGCTTGGCCGATCACCCACCTGGGGAACGAAAATGCGGCGAGGCGTCGGAAGCGAACAACCTATCAAGGGTCCACGCGCGAATAGGCCCAAGACCCGCAAAGTATCGACCGCAGCCCCATCCATGGCCGACCTGCAAAGGCAGGTAGACGTTC